CTCTGGGTGCCGCTGTGCGTGCCTGTGCGCCTCTCAGAGCCTACTTCGGGAGGGGGGTCGCTATAGGGACATACCTGGCACTAATTTCGGGGCGCTGAGCGGCCCCGAGAAGCTGCAGGACATTTTCTTGTTGAAAATGTTTCGCGAAGACGCGCGCGACTCGAAAACACTCTACACCCTGTCAAGTTGTCTAGACAGGTTTGGAGTTATAGGACAAAGCGATAGCATGTCGCACTTGACCTATAGATATAAGGTGTGGTTAAATGGGTGCGGCTGGTGGGCCTCGGTAGTAAGGAACGGCCGGCCGGGCGAAAGCTCGCGCCGGCCGTCGCTTGTTCAGGGACCAGATCGCCACGCGGTTGCTGCTACGTGCGCGTCTGAGACAACATCTCTGCCGGCGTAGATCTCGCGCAGCGTCTAGAAGTGTCTGTACGTCTCCTTGCGATCAATCCGGATCTGATCGCTGTAGAGAATTTTATAGCGATCAGCTTCGTACTCGAAGTCCAGTCGCGCGTTCAAGGCGTCGAGCTGATCCTTCGGCCACTCAAACCGTTTCTCACTCACTCGGGAGCTCCCCCTTGTGCGGACACCCCGCGTGGTGGAAGGGCCAGAGGAGATGGCAGAGGGGACAGAGAAGGGTCACGCCACCCCCTCCAACACCCGTCGCAACACGTCCACATTCCACGACGGCATCTCCGCCGCCTCCACGGGATGCGTGCGGCACCACACGACGGCGACGTGCCGCATCTCATGGAGCCCTGAGCGCTCGAACAAGCTCGGCGACTCCGTGCGGAGATCACGAGCAATCTTCTGGCGCTCAGGATCGTTATGCAAGGGAACGGACCATCTTCTCTATGCTACGGCCAACCCACAAGCCTAGAGCCGTGCTGACGGCACCTTCTTTCATAAGAATGGCATCGAGTGATGTTGGCGGCGCACAGAAGATATAGTGTGCTTCGATGGAGGCCAGGGTCTTCATAGGATCACCGCTAGTATGCTCCAAGGAATTCCCGCATCCGGGGCACTCAGTCACGCCCACGGATACTTCTTCCCCAAGCATTCCATAATCCCCACCGCCTGGAGTGTCGCGTTCAACGCCGCGTCATCCGGGATCGCCGGCATCCCCTCAACCTTCCGCGCCTCATTGACGCGAACGATCTCGGGAATCGGAATCAGGTTGATCTTCGCGTCCTTGGTCGTCTTGTTGTTCATCTCTTACTTTTATCCCCCGTCATGTACCGCACGAAGGTATTGTAGCCGACCCCGAGCTGCTTGCGCGCCCGATTGATGCTCCCAAATTGCGTGACCATCTCCCGGCATTGCTCCGGCGTGAGATTGAGCTTGCGTGGGGCCCCGAGCGGGAGCCCGAGCAACCGCCGCTCAAGATTGGACGCGATCATAAACTCTGACTTCGCGTGCGCTTTCGCCTGCGCGATTACCTTGAAGTCGCAGAGCATCGGAGCGCCACAACTCGGGCATGTGTGCTCATTCTCGGTCGGCTCAGGATAGCCGTTATTCTTCGCGAGTGAGGCGCCGTTGGTGGTCATCCGCGCCCCCGGATCGCGGTGGCGATCTTATCTCGCATAAATGACGCGCCGTGGCCTGCACCACGTGCCTCCGACGCGCTAAGTATCGGGATCGGCCCCATAGTAGCGGTCTCCGAAATTTTCGCGCACGCCTCGCGCTCCTCAGCAATCGCGGCTATCACGAGATCCAGCACGGTTTTCTCATCTGGTCCGTGACCGCCAGGATCGCCCATCACAACATCGTCATACGGCTTGAACGCTTGACGCACCCTTTCCTCTGGCGTCACTTCAGGAACTCGCCTTTGGTGGTCATGTCCGCGCCCGGATTTCGGCGGCGACCTTCTCCGCGTCGATCATGTAGTCGCCGGATAGCGCATCTAGCTTCTGATACTCAGGATCATACGCAAGAGACAGAAATACCTCTACGCACGCCTCGCGCTCTAGGCGAATCGCCTCACGCACTATCAACTTAACCCGTGCGTCGATGATCCGCAGTGAATAGTCATCAAGATCTAGGTCACCAAGTTGCTTCGCGGCCGTATCCTCCAGCGTCACTTCGGCAACAGCGGCGCCATGACACCCACGCCCGGCACCACGCCCCCCGCGATCAGGGCCGCCATGCGGATCGCAAATTCCTTCTCGGTCTGCATGAGCGCGGCGCAGCCGAGGCGCAGATCGGCAGGAATCCCCGGAACGCCCCCGCTCCCGGACTCAATCGCCATGCGCTCCACGCGGATCTTCTCGAATCCGGACACGAGACCCACCACCTGATCGACAGTCGCCTGCCCAGTAGCCGGCGCTAGATACTTCTTGAGCACGGGATAGCACGCCTGGGCGATCACGTCACCATGCGCCACCGCAATCGCTTGGGCCGCGTCAAGATCGAGGAGCGTATCCCCCTTGACGTTGGCGAGCACTTCCCCGAGGGACTGCGGCTGGGGATGCTGGGGGAGCTGAATGTCTACGCCGGAGGTGCAGGCGGCAAAGAGGAGCGCACACAACGCGACGAAGAATGTCGGCTTGGCAATCGCGCGCGTCAAAGCCATCAGACCTTCTTGGAGGTGCGTGGCGCCAATGGACACCCAGCGCTGGTCGAGGCTCGCGCTCATATTGCGGAGTCTCGCGACGAGATCCCCAAGGCCCACGCCTGCCTCCTTGACCTCATTCATTAAGGCGATCTCGGTCGCGTCGAGTTCCCGATACCCCTTAATCTCGCGATGCTGATTGTCCACCCTATCTCTCCTTCTTCTGTGACTGGCCGGGCTCGCGATCCATCGTGCTCGTCTCGTCGCCGTTATGGGTGCGGACGTCACGCACGAGCCCGGCCAGGGCTAAGTTCTTCAAGGCAATATCGCACCAGTCTGATTCCGCGCGCGTCATCAGGCGCCGCGCCGTGTTCCGTTGGAAGTAGTGAATGGTCACACCATCTCCACAGTCGGAGTTCTCGCATACTTCGGCCACGAGAGCAACCAGCGCTCCCCGATCGTCGGAATCGGGATGGCAAGGAGCGCGTCCACCGCAAGTCGATGCTCCTTAGGACCGAGCGCTCGCCCGGATTTGACTTGGATCAAGAGCACGCGATCCGGATCTATCGCCACGAGATCCACCGCGCCGTGACTCCCGCGCGCCTCGATCACCCAATAGCCCTGCGCTTCGAGCCAGACGCGCGTCTTTTTCTCGGAGCGTGCGCCCTTTGCGTAGTTCGTCATCCCCGCTCCAACTTGACAAGGCTCGCCCGGTAGGAGCAGGCGCACCAGGGCCACGGCATCTCGCCTCACTTCACAGTCCTCATCGTGCGCCGGGCGCTCGGTCATGGGCGGGGGCTCGGGGCGAAAGACTCGATGAAAAGAAGGGCGCGCGCCTTCCCCTCACTCCCGATCCCATGCGCCCGCATGAACGCCGCCACCTCGGCCCGCTTGAAGCACTGCGTCCCGGACGTATGTCGCGGATTCGCGGGCCCGCAGGTACACGCGCGCTGGTCGTCCTGGCGAAGGGTCCAGTGGTGGTGGACGGAGAGGGTGCTCATGGGTGGCCCGTGATGACGCAATATAGGCCAGTGATGGCCAACACGATCATGGAGATGCAGACCACCGTAATGGCCATGACCCCGACGCCCTCGCAGATTGACGCCAATTTCTCTCTCTCAGAGAGGAACCTCACCGCCCCGCCTCCTTCTTCATCGCGTCCCGCAGATCGGTGATGGTGGCAAGATCCACCGTCCCCCACGACACGTGCGCGTCCACCAGCGACTCCGACAGATCGCGCGCCCGCAGACACGCCTTGACCTGCGCCTTCGTCCACGCGAGATAGCGCCAGAGTTCCTTGAGCTCCGTCACCAGCGCGTCCCGCTCGTCCTTCGCGTCCATCGTCGCGTGGTACTTCGCCACATCGGCATCCACCTGCTCGGGCGACGGCGCGACGTTCTTCGCCTGCGCCTTGTACATCTCGATCACGCGCTGCTTGATCGTCTGTGGGACCAGTTTGAGGACGGCGTTCCGCATAGCCTTGGAACCGCCCTTCTCGTACCATGAGTCATCCGGCCCCTGTTGCCCGTTCCGGAAGGTGATGTACTTCTCTTGCCGTTTGAATTCGAGTGCCGTGTCCAGTTTGATCTCTGGGCGCCCGTCGAAGAAGACCGCGTAGCGCGTCGCGCGGGCGACGAAGCGCGCCTCGTCGGCGGTCTCGCTCTCGATCCTAGCGTCTTCTTCCCGGATCACTTCGCCCAACTTTGCGAGTTCACGCTTGCACTCGTCGGCACCCTCGACGCTGAGCCCATAGATCGAGTCGCGGCCCTGCGGGAAGCTATACACCATCTCCTTGAGAGCGGCCCCGCGCATCCGCGCCAGAATCGCCTCGTCGTCGGCGCGGTCGAACATCAGGAACGCCTCCGGACTTGCCTTCGCGAGCGCCTGTGTGTTCTGCATGGCAGCCCCGATGCCGCCCATTCGCGACTCCTGCGCTTGTGTGTTACCCTTGTCCTCGTTCATCGCGTGTCCTCCCCTACGGGACGCCGCCTACCGGGGCGGCGTTGCTGTGTGACTTGGTTAACCAATCCAACCCGACCCCACTGCACCCCATGCATTGCACTAGAAACTGAGCGGGATCCAGAGAACATCCGGCTACGCATTGCATAGTAATAGGCTCCGGCTCTGGCCAGCGCTGCGTCATCACGGGAAGCAAGAGCCAGCCCAGGAACGCGAGACCCCCGACTATCCCAAGCAGATAGCGCGGCGCCATTCACTTCCCCCCGTTATACTTCGCGCTCAGTCTCTCGAACACTTCCTCCGCCCGCTTCGCCACCGCGCGCACGTCCCGCCCGACCGCCTTGACTGAGAACGTGTGTGCCCCCGACGCCACGCGCGCGATCTCCACGACCGAGGACTTCGCGTCCTGCTCGCGCATGGCCTTGATGAGGGCGAGGACGTCACGGCGGGTCATCGGGACGCTGCCCACACCAACACGGATAGGAATAGACATATCGCAACGGTGTCGACAGCGATCCGCAGATTCTCGCCGATCTCGACCACCCTACCCCTCCATCGCGTTCGCGGCCTTCTCGCAATAGTTCGCCGCGTCGAATTGGCCCCGGCGACGCAGCTCCTCGGCGATTGTGAGGATGAAAAGCACAAGGGTTGCATTCGGAAAGAGTGCGCCCCAAGCTTCGAGCTGCGCGGGGGTCACTCCTCCACCTCCACGACGACCCGGTGCTGGTAGTCGTTGGCGTGGACGACCGCAGTATTCCGCGCCGACTCCAGATCCCGGAACCGATGAGGCACGTTCTGGCCCTGATTCCGATAGCACTTCGGCTCCAGACACCGCAGAATGTACCGCAGCGGCTCGGGCGTGATCTCGGCGACGATCCTCATGGCCTAGCCCCCGATCTCGTCGATGATCCGCTCGCGAACATGGGCCAACATGTCGTCGGCCTCTCGGCGAAGATCCGCGATGGTGCCAGCCGTCCAGCACTGAGCGACCGGGTAGCAGCCGAGCCGCTTGTCGCTGCGGAATATCTGGATATGCGTATCGAGTGGCTTGCGCGACCGCTTCGGGCAGGCGTAGCCGTTGAAGGTCGCGGTCAACCGGATCGGGTCCTCAGTGGTCGTCGTCATCGTCACGCCCTCCATGCCCCTCACTCTACTACCCGTTACTGCGCGTGTCAAGCTTTCTCTGCTTGGCCCACACCGCGCGGGCCTTGGCGAGATTCTTGGAGCTACTGGCCGCCTTCTTCTTGGTCTTAATCGCACCTAAGACGGCCATGACGCGGGAGATGGTCGCAGGGGAGGGTTTCATGTGTGCCATGAGCGGATAGTATCACATAGAAGCGGCTTGTGGTAGAGTGCGGGTCATGAGCAAGGCAAGCAAGTGGGCGCGGCGCGGCCGAGAGGTGATGCGGTTCTCTGAGCGTCTGACGCGCTATCACCGGAGAAGGAAGTGGGTGCCGTTTGTCGCCATCGTCGGGCCACAAGGGCAGTTACTACTCGACGTAAAGCAACATAGCGATGGCCAGAGCCTTCGGCCATCGGAGGCTGTGCGCTTCGCCCACTGGATTCTCGACACCTTCGAGGAGAAACCATGAGACCATCCGCCGCCCCTCTCGTCCGGACCTATCCCTGTCGCTGCAAGCAAACGCACGAGGCCATCGCCATGATCGCCGGGCTCCCGCTGATGTTGTGTCCCGATGCGGATGGCGACGCGATCCGGCTCGCGTTCGTCAAGGGGTTGCCGACGCCGGTGCTCTTGACGGGCGATCCGGAGGCGTTGACGGCGATCGAGCGCTTGCGGGCCGAGGTGCGGGAGTTGGCGGTCGTTGTGGAGGATCTGAAGGTGAGAAGGAAGAAGGAGTGAGGCGGCGCATGGGCACGTGGGAATACTATGTGCTGTCCCTGCTCGGAATGATTGAATGCGGCGCGGGGATCTTCTTTCTCATCAAGGGCATCCGGCACATCATCCGATCGCTCGAATGATTAATCTCCCCGCGCTCACCGACTTCTGCGCGCACATCACGATTCCAAGTAAAGACATCGGACTCGTGACGTTCGATCACCTCTACGGCACGCAGCGCTACTTGCTGGAGGAATACGCGCGCGGGCTTGCGGACGGCATCCACGACTTCACCGTCGAGAAGGGTCGGCAGGAGGGCATCACGACCATCATGGACGCCGTGCGGATCTGGTGGCCGCAATACTACGAGGGCACGCAAGGGCTCTTTGTCTCCAACTCCGACGAGAACCGCGACTATCGCCGCGACGTATGTCTCGAAATGCTCGCGTCCCTCCCGCGAGCCTATCGACTCCCCGTGCGCGTGAACAATAAGAACCTGCTGGCGTGGCCGAACGCGCGCCTCATGTTCGACGCGGCGGGCTCGCGGTCAGAGAGTGACCTCGGGCGCTCGCGCGGCGTGAACTTTCTCGACGCGGATGAGGTGGGACTCTGGGAGTCGCCGCACGACATTGAAGCCCTGCGCGCGTCCCTCTCGGATCGGCACCCCAAGCGGTTCTATTCGTGGAACGGCACTGCGCGCGGCTTCAATCATTTCTGGGATATGTGCCAGGAGGCGCAGAAGGCGGCGACGCAGCGCTTCATCTTCATCGGGTGGTATCGCCACGAACTCTACCGGATCAACGAGGACGAGCAGCCCGCCGTGTGGGAGCAGTACAACGGGCGCCTGACCAGCGAGGAGCGCGCGTGGATGCGCGAAGTCAAGCGCCTCTACGGGTTGGAGATCACCGCCGAGCAAGTCGTCTGGTACCGCTACGTGCTGGAGGAGAAGTTCTACGGCGACGAGGCGATGCGGGCGCAAGAGTTTCCGTGCCTCCCCGAGGACGCCTTCCAGGCATTCGGGGATCGCTTCATCCCGCCCGCCGACGTGGCGCGCCTGCGCCTCGACGCGAAGAAAGCGCCCAAGCCTCTCGGCTACCGCTACGAGGTCGCCCCGCATTGGGACGAGTCGAAGATGGTGAAGGCGCCCGTGGATCAAGCCCCCCTCCTCGTGTGGGAGGAGCCGGAACAGTGGGGCGCCTACATCGTCGCCGGCCATCCGTGGGGCTCCTCGAGCGCCAACGCCACGCAATGGGTGGCGCAAGTCTATCGCGCCTGGCCCGACTCCCTCGTCCAGGTCGCGGAGTACACCGCCGACGAGGGCACGACCTATGGCTTCGCGTGGCTCTTGATGTATCTCTGCGGCGCCTACAACCTCTCCGCGTCCCCGTTCCTGATCGTGGAGGCGAACGGGCCGGGCTACGCGGTGATGAACCAGATCAAGCTGTTTCAGGAACTCGGCTATGGCTTGTCGTCCGCGCGCCGCGCCGCGGGCTTGCAAGACTTCGCGGGCACCTTCCGCCGCTACTTCTACGCGCGCCCGGATAACCTCGCGTGGAAGTCGGCGCCGCTGGACTGGAAGACCAATCCCGACATTCGACCGTATCTCCTGCACTCGCTCGCGGATACCGTGATTCGCGGGCACATGACCGTGCGCTCCGCGCACCTCATCAACTCGCTGGCGGGCTTGCGCCGGGGGGAGTCCGGTGATAATGACCAGATCGAGGGGGGCGCGGGGCGCTCGGACGCTCATGCGATCTGCGCGGCCCTGGCGGTGAAGGCGTGGACGGATTTCGCGATGATGGACCTGGTGGCGACCGTCGCGCCGAAGGCGGCGGAAAGGGCGGCGCCGACCACGGTCACCCACCAACTGGTGGCGGGATTCATGGATCGGCTCGTGAGGACGGGGAGGACGCGGTGACGTTCACGTGTAAGGACTTCATGGGGTTTAATCCGGTCGGGGCGGCGGCCGTGGTGACGGCACCGGACGCGGAGATCGCTGAGGCCATGCTCCGCGAGGCTCTTGAGAAGCGCGGGCTCCCGCAGGGCACACGAACCCTGACACTCGTTCCGATGCTGGCTGGTGCTGAGGTCCGTATCCTCGTGGATGGAGAATACTGATTGTCCCCCCGCGCTGACTTCATCTGCCTCTCGAAGAAGTGCGCGACCCCGGAAGGCGCGCCCGCCTACGAATTGCCCGTCAACGCGGTCTGTTGCCCCGCGTGCGGCTCCAAGCGGATCAAGCGCCTGTTCAACTCAGTGAATATCTCTCACGGCGTCGCCCGCAAGGTAGACGCCATCGCCGAGCGCCCGATCACCGAGGCTCTCGCCAAGCGTGACGAGATCCGGGAGAAAGCGCGCCTGTACCCGATGGTCAACGCGGTGCCGATGCGCCAGCTCGGGGCGAATCTCCAGCAGGTGTATATGGGGAGTGGGGCAGCGGGCGTGCCATCCGTCGATCACTCCGCGCTGACCCGGAAAGCGGACCTGGGCGGGAGCCTGCCGGCCGTGGTGCAGGATCTCCAGTCGGCGCGGATGCCGAGAAATATTGCGGCCGTAGACAGGGAATACACTTTGAAGCGGGGACCTGACGGGCCGACTATCGAAAAAGCGTAGTGTGCTAATGTAGACAGCCGTGAAGCTCCCCGAGAATCAGGGCAAGCGCCACGGCTTCTTTCGTGACTTAATCAGAACCATCGAACTCCCCTCCCGCCAGGACCGTCGCGAACGCTTCCGGAGGATGCGCGGCCTCAACCTGACCGGGACCGACACCCTCGATCGCGCCCGGTACAACGCCCTCAAGGAGTGGGAACAACTCTCCACGTCCCTCGTCTACGCCAGCGAGAATCTGCAATTCGGCATGACCGTCCCGCCCTACTACGGCGACCGCTGGGACGAGGAACTGGTGCTCGCCCGCGAAGAACTCCACCGCCTCTGGTTCGATGGCGACGCGACCGAGGTCGCCAATCAGGTCGTGAGCCAGGCCCACTACGCGGACAGCGCCATCGCCAAGCTGATCGTGAACCGGAATGAAGCCTCCCTCGCCATCATCGCGGACCCGTCAGACTTCGGTGTCGGCGATGAGCACCTGCCCATCGAGCAGCAAGAGGTCTTCGTCCACTGGTACTCCGCGAGTCTCCCGACCTTCTGGCGCATGATCCAGGCGGCCGACATGGACGAGCGGGCGCGCGAGGCGGCCTGGGCGCGGGGGATGGATCACGCGACCCCCTACGAGGACAACAAGAACGACAACCTCCCGCCTGCCGTCCAGTCTCTGATCCTCGCCTCGGCGTCCCCGACGATGGTCGGCAACGTCCAGAGCGTGCGGGACACGATGCTCGCGATCCCGCAATCGCGGACGCCGGTCGTGCAGCTTGCGGAGCTGTGGGTGTGGGATGACCGCGCGGGGCGACTCTGCGCCGGGTGCTTGGAGCGCAAAGACTCGTGGCGGCATAGTTCAGCGTGGATCAAGGACGGCTCAGGGCACGAGTACGACCCCGGCGATTACATCCCGGATTGGCGCGTGGTGACGAACTTTCTGGCGACCGAAGACATTCTCTACGAGCCCGTCAACCCGCTCGGCATCGAAGGGCACGCCTTCTTCCCGCTAACCCTCGGGCCGATGCCGGGATATACGTGGGGCATCGCGCCGCAAGAGCACCTGGTCGCGCTCCAACTCTGGCGCGAGCAGAAACTCGCGGAACTGGATCTGCGGGATAAGATCGACATCGACCCGCCCTACAAGATGTACGGCGTCCCGATGCGCGACGGGGAGACGACCAAGGCGTATCGCAAGCCGGGCGGCGATATTCCGCTGACGAATCCGCAGGCCGTCTGCGAGCCCATCAAGCCCGCGCCCCTCCCCGATAAGTTCGAGTTCATCCGCGAGATTGACGGGATGCTCCGCGCCATGCAGGGCATCCCGAAATCAATGGCGGGGCAAGCGGACCAGGCGCAGCGGTCAGGCGATCAGACCATCGCCACCGCGATGCTCGGCGCTGGCCCCACGCTCTCCCGCGCCATGCTGGTCGAGGACTGGCTGGAGCACGTCGCCACGGCGATGATGCGCCTCCACCGCAATCTCCTCGACCGCCCGCTGGTGAAGTCGGACGGCACGCGCTTCCTCTTGCGCCAGATGCCGAGCGATTTCATCGCGCGCGTGTGGGCGCATTCCGCCTCGCCGATCTACACCGAGCACCTGACGCAGAAGGCGCTGATCGCCCACAAGCAGAAGCTCATCGACGGGCGCGACGCGCTCACGTTCTTGAATCTGCCGGGGACGGACATGCTCTTGCGGACGCAGAAGAAACTGGAGAAGGCGCAGGGCGAGCAGACGGAAAAGGTCATCAGCCTGAAGGAGAAGGAGGTCGAGGCGAAGGTGCTACGGGCGATGAAGTAGCCCTCACTCCCTCACCTCGCACCCGTAGTTCTCCCGAATCATCCGCGCAAGATCACTCCGACGCTTCGGGCGCGGGAATCCCGGCATCGGCGACTTCACTTCCAAGTCGATCATCACCGGATAGGCGAACTCCGCACGATAGCCCTTCTCGTGCTCGATCACCTTTCCCCAGAGCGCCACCTGACCGACGAGGCAATCGCGCCCGTACTCCTGTCCGGCCAGGTGCTCGCGGGTTTTCATCGCGTAGACACCCGCTGAATTGTTCGTGGCGACGCGGGTGACGACTCCGGAGTAGCCCGTCTGCTCTTGGATTCCCTCCAGCGGCGCCCCCGCAGGCCATGCGACATTCATCGCCACCGAGAGGAGAATCCCGTCCTGCCGAATCTTCCAGAGTCGCCATGCGATGATGGGCCCCGCGATCATCGAGGGCTCGGGTTTCGGCGGTGGCGCGTAGTGTGCGGGGAGAGATCCCGGGTAAGGCGACAGTGTTGCCATAAGCCCCCCCTGCATAATCTTTATGAGATCCTGAGCCTCAGTGGCGGTCATCGAGTATGGCACTCTCGACGTGACCCCCTTGAGCGCGAAGTTCTGCGCCGCTTTCATCAGGTCGGCGAGGCTCCATTGCTTCGCCTTCCCGTACCGCTTGGTCAAATACTCCTCGACCTCTCGGTAAAAGTCGGCGTTGCGCGGCTGGTTCGGGTCCGGGAGCCCCTGCGCCACCTACTCCTCCTCCACCTCGACCGGCTCCTGCTCCTCGACCTTCTGCGGCACCGGAGTCTGCGCGGGCCATTCGACCGGCTCGACCTGTAATTCTCGGAGTTCTTTCCCGAGGTCCATCACACCGCCCCCTTGAGTCCGTACCGTTTAATCAGTTTCAAGAGGTAATACCGCTCGATCCCGAGCGCGCGCGCCGTCCGCGCCCGATTGCCCTTGTGCTCGGCGAGGGCGACACGAATCACGTCGCGCATCGCCAAGTCTTTCCGATCTGCCAGAGTCTGTGCTTTCACCGCCATCGGGAATGCTGCCACACCTTTCTATGGCTAGTCAAGAACGTACCACCACGCCCACGATAGCGCCGTCGTTAAATCTGCGGCCCGCCCCCACCAGGGGAAGCGGACTCGAAGGAGGCTGCTGATGTTCACGAAGGAACTCGTGGCGTATCGGCGCAAGCGGCGCGGCCGGCGCAAGTAGGCGTGGCCCGCCTGAGCCCGGCGCACGCGCGCGCGGCGAGAAAGAACCTGTACAAGGCCAGACTTCGCCGCCACACGGGACGCCGGGCTCAGCGCACGTCGAGGAAATGAATGCCTGACATGCCGGGCGCTGCTGCGCCCCCGATGCCGACGCCGCCGCCCCAGGTGCCACCGGGGCCGACCGCGCCCGCCACCGTCCCGCCGATCCAGTCGGGCCGGATGATGCAGGGCCGGATTAAGGCGAATCTCGGCCTCGATCAGCTGGAGCAGGCGGCGGGGATGCTCGGGGGGACGACGACCGAGGATGGGCGCGAACTCCTGAGCATGATCGTGAAGCTCCGCAAGCGATTCGGGCGCGCGGAGCCGGATCTCCAGCGCCAGCAACTGAAGGTGATGGGCGAGTCGATCCCCGGCGTCCAGCAACCGACGCCGATGCAGGGCGACAAGTTTCAAGCAGCAATCAAGCAGCATCAAGCCTCGCAGGGCCTTCCCGGCGCGGCATAGGAGAGTGTGATGGCAGCCCCAGGACTGGTCAGCCCAGACAACTATCCGATCCGCGACCCCCGCGACAAGTCGATGACCAACGGCCGGATGGCGAATCCCCCGCGTTTCTATGAAATCGGCGGGATCTCCGGGCCGGGAATCTGGAACAAAGAGGGCGGCAATCACTCGTTCGCGCAGTCGCCCCAGGCCAACATCGCGCGGGTCGAGAAGCCGACCAGCACGAAGATGGTCCACAAGTCCTCGCGCGAGAACGACTAGTGGTCTACGACCCCAAGGACAAGCCCGGCGCGCTCCACCTGAACGTCGGCGGTCCCAACAAGCAGATCAAGGTCGGCGACCATCCGGCCGACACCTGCCCGGACTGCGCGGCGGCGGCCGCTGACCCCGAGAATCCCCGCGACTACTGCGCGCAGCACGACCACGTGCTTCGCGCTCCGGAGGCGCCCTGATGGACGAGAAGCAGCTCAAGGAAATGGGCGAGCTCGCCTCGCGACTCTACGAAGCGGACCCCGAGGTCAAGGCGGTCCTCGACAAGGCCGCCGAGACGGTCTACCCCGGCGTGCACGCCCGCGTGGCGGCGAAGAAGACCGTCGATCAGGGCGTGGCCGAGATCACCAAGGCGCGCGAAGAGTTCAAGCAGGACATCGCGAAGGAGCGCGCTGCGCGGTCGCGGGACGCCTCCATTGAGCGCATTCAGAACGACCCCACGCTCCGGATCAAGCCCGAGGAGGTCGCGGAGGTCGAGAAGATCATGGGTGAGCGGTACATCGGCACCTACGAAGACGCCGCGCTCGTCTATCGCACGCGCAACCAAGTGGCCGCCCCGCGCGCCACCTCGTACTCGATGGAAGTGCCGGGACTCGGCGGCGCGGGCGGCGACGAGACCGGCTGGCTCAAGCCCGCGTTCGGCGATCTCGGCAATCGCAGCGTGCTCGATCGAGTGACCAAGCGGCGCGTCGATGAGATCCACGCGGATTTCGCGGCCGGCCGTGGCGACAAGTGGGCCTAACAAGGAGATGACCACCATGCGGCAGACCGTGCTCCGGTATCTGGCACTCGTGCTCATCGCGGCGCTGGTTCTGCCGCCGCTGACCGCCGCGCCCGTCGGCGCGCAGTCGGTCTTTCCGATCGTCGGCCCCTCCGGGACGCTGATCTATTCGGACGCCTCGGTGACGGCGGTCAACTCCACGTCCGAAGTCTCGGTGTTCCAGTACATCATCCCGGCCGCCTACGTCGCGACGGCCTCGGCGGTCGGCAACGTCGCCACGAACATCTTCACGTCGGGCAACCAGGCGGGGACAGCGGGGATCAATCCCACCGGCGCCCTCTGGAACGTGCCGCAACCCCTGCACTTCCGCGCGGTCGGCCTCCTCGCGGGGGGCGCGGGCACCTTCCTGAATATCGGCGTGAACCTCAATGACGGCATCGCGCCCCCGAGCACGGGCGGTGGCACCGCGACCTTGACGCTGAACAACATCGGCGTGGTCGGCGCGATCGCGGGCCCCGGCACTCTCGCGCGCCTCGACGTGTATATCGTGCCGTTCGCGACCGGCACCGCGTCGCCGAACTCGACCAACAACGCCTTCCTGACCGCGCGCTTCGCCTACGTGAACTCGTCGGGCACGGAGACGGTCGTCAACTCCTCGGTGATCGCGGGCGTCAACTTCGCCTCGCCGACCCGGTTCAACGTCGTCGGGCGCTGGACGTCGGCGAACTCGGCCAACATGTGGACGCTCTTTAGCCGCCTCCTGAAGGTCGGGGAGTAGCGGTTGACCAATCGCCTCTGGATGATCCCGGTCGGGGGGGCGGTCCTCGCCCCCCTGGTCACCTGGTTCACGATCCTCGCCTATCGGGCTCCGTGGCTCGGTCTGCCGCCCTATTCGGACTCCGCGCAAGGCATCGACATCTGGCACATGCAGACGTTCTGGTTCATCGCCTTCGGGATCGTCGCGGCGCTCGTGGGCGAACGTGACGCCTGGCTCGGGTGCGCCGTCTTCACGGTCGGCGCCACGACGTTCCTCTGGGGCGGCACCATCGACATCACGCATCGCATCGTCTTCCTGGGCGGGGCGCTCCTGCTCTGGGCCATGCGCCACATCCCCGCCGAGAAGAAGCCGCTGGCGGTCTCGCTGATCGCAGCGGCGGGTGTCTTTCAGACCTCGTACCTGCTGCTCCAGTTCCTCGGCTACGACGTCTTCTGGGGCGGGCGCGGGCTCGTCGGCGGCACGGGGGCTGCCCATCATCAGCTCGGCTTGTACGGCACGCTCGGCACGGTCGATTCCGCGACCGCGTATGTCGCCATCGTCGCGCCGCTGATCCCGTGGTGGGCCTTGCCCTTCTCGATCGCGCTCGTGCTCCAGGGCCACTCGATCGGCGCGATTGCCGCCCTCTGCGCGGGGCTCCTCGTGCGGTACCACAAGAATTGGTATCTGACCGGCGTGCTGGTCGGGGCCATCCTCGCAGGCTTCGCCTACTACTACGTCCACATTCAGCAGTGGAACATCCCCTCAACCGTGAGCGCGCGCATCGCCGTCTGGCGACTGGCGCTCTGGGATCTCTGGGCCGGCGACAAGCTCCTCGCGTGGCAATCCACGCACCTGATCACCGGCAACGGGGAATGGCTCCCGCGCGTCGGGCTCTTGCAGAAGAAGTACAACGTCCTGCCGACCCGCGAAGTGTTCGCCCAGGCCCATAACGAGTACATCCAATGGCTCTATAACTACGGCCTGCTCGGTGCGTCGCTGCTCGCGGGCTGGCTCTGGCATCACCGCACGATGTTCCGAGACCCGATGGTCGGCGCGTGTCTGGTCGCGCTCGCCGTCGCCTCGGCCACGTTCTTCACCTTTCAGGTTGTCAGTGTCGCGCTGCTCGGTCTCGTCCTGATCGGGCTCGCCACCCCCCATGCTTCCCAGGAGATGGCATGACGGATGACGCGATCATCCCGAAGCGGTGTCTCGGGCTGACGCCTGGCCCCGCCATCGCCGGGATGCAATATCTCGTCACGCTCGCGGTCGAACTGGACGATGGTCGCACGCTCCGCGTCGCGTTCCCGGCGTGGGATGCCCTGATGTATGGCGCCCGATGCTACGGGCAGACCATTGACCACGCTGGTCCTCTTACTACGCCCCAGGAGGTTGCCTGATGATTCGCCGCGCACTGTTCGCCACGCTCCTTCTGCTCACGGTGCCGACCTTCGCCCACGCGGCGACCCTCGGCGGCGGGGATTCCTCCTGGTGGCATGTCGCGGCCGGTCTCCTGATCGGCGTCGGCATCCTCCTCGGCTCTGGCATCGTGCCGACCGGCGCGATCGGCACCGAGTTGAACGCCGTCACCCGGCGCGCGTTCATCCCGAAAGCGATCGTGCAAATCTACTCTGCGACCCCGGTGCTCGCGGCGGGCCTCGCCAACGCACAGACCGCGAGCGGCGGCGTGTCGTCCATCACGGTCCCAGTCCAAGGCTCGCCGTTCGTGACCGCGCAGCCCACCGATTACTCCGGCTCGTTCACGCAGCCCGCCGTGCAGCAGGGCATCACCGAGGCGGACTTCAACCTGAAGGCCGTCGTGGTGCCGATCCCCTTCCTCGGCATGGAAGGCATCGTGCAGATGAACGCCGCCGTGATTCCGCTGCTCGAGGCGCGGATGAACGACGCCGGGAACCAGATCGCCGCGTATCTCTCCACGCAGCTCTGGACGAACGCCGTCCAGAACTCGATCAACATCGACGGCTGGCCGCTGATCGCGCAGGCGAGCGCGGGCACCTACGGCAACATCGACCGCACCGTCGCCGCCAACTCGTTCTGGAACGCGAACGTCCGCACCTCGGCCGTCAGCACGCGATTCGGCGTCCTGACGCAGATCGTCTCGGCGGCGCGCGCGGCGGGCGGCGAGATGCCGAACATGGGTGTCCTCTCGCCGGGCACCTGGCTCCAGCTCGCAAACGACTTCACGGGCGTCGAGAACTACCGCGTCACGCCGGGCACCGGATTTGACCAGGACACGCAGGGCGTGCGCGGGGCGTTCACCGCGATCATGGTCGGCGGCGTGCCGATCTACATCGACCCGCTGGCGCCGGACGGCCAGTTAATCCTGTTCAACACCCGCTACGTGAGTTTCTACATTCACGAGGCGGCGGCCTTCGCGTTCACCGGCTTCGCGAGCACCTTGCCGAACATGCAACTCGGCTATGTCGGGGCGCTCGTGGCGGTGCTGGAGTTCGTCTGCGTGAAGCCCTCCACGGTGACGATCACGACCGGGATGCCCTCCGTGTCGGGCGTGTAGTGGCGATGGGATGCGGCCGACCTGGCGCGTTCTCCTCGCGGGGGGTCTCGGCGGCCTAGTCCTCCTCGCGCTGCTCTGGCGCCCCGACGTCCCGCCCGCATGGGCGCAAGGCGTCGGGATCTTTTCGCGCGCCGACTGTACGACCCTCACCAACGTCGTCGCCGGGCAGACGTGGTGCTTCGACCAGACCAGCAACACGCTCAAGTCCTGGAATGGCGCGATCTGGACAACGCTGGCCTCGGCCACCGGCAGTAACAACGCGCTCACGATCACGGTGGTCGATGGGGTCGGAGTGAACGCGGTCGCCTCGGGTCAGGGCATCGCGGTCTCCGGCATCAGCACCGCGACCCCGACGACCACGCCCGCCGTGCGCGGCCTGTCGAGCGGCTTCTACGGCGGCTCGTTCGCCAACATCACGGACGGCGGCTCGGATGTGGTCAACGCCGACCATATCGGCATGGTCGCGCAATCCATCTACGCGAACGGGGCCTACGTCCAGCAGGGCGCGATCACTGGCGCGGGGTCCACGCTCGGCCGAAACAACATCTACTCCGGCCTCTACGTCACGCGGGTCGCGGCGGGCCTCGGGGGCTTCGACTTCACCGCGCCGCTCCTCCGCATTCAGGACACCACCGCCGCGTCGGGCAGCATGATGGACATCGTGCGCTCGAACGTACAGCTCCTCACGATCGCCTCGACCGGCGGCGTGAACATCGGGCCCTCGACCCTTGTGCAGCAAGGCGCCGGGACGCTCAACGTCGCCAGCGCCACGTTCATCAACGGCCTCTCGGCGCTCGTCGCGAGCGGCAACGGGGCCAACCTGACCAACATCCGTGGCCTGTCGGCGTCCTCGAGCAAGGCGAACAACCTAAGCGGCACCTGCTCCTTTTCGGCGGCCTCGACCTGCGTGGTGGCCTTCGCCAACAACGAGCCCGACGCGAATTACCGCCTTGCGACCTCGTGCAGCGCGGCGGCGGCGGCGAACGTACATCCCGTCGGCATTACGTCGAAGGCGGCCTCGGGCTTCACGATGACGGCGACGGTCTCCAACTCGAACGCCTGCGACTGGATCCTTGTCCGTTAAGGGCGCGACGCAAGCGATCGGTGCGGGCGTGGCGACGGCGAACGTCGTCGGCGTCTTCAGCGGCACCTATCAGGTCGGCATCTCGCCGGGCTGGGTGACGGGCTACGACGTCACCGCCAAGACGGCAGCGGGCTTCACCGTCAACTTCGCCAACCCCGCGCCCGCAGGCGGCTCGACGTTCGACTGGCTCGTCAACGATACCGCGCTCCCGACGACCACCGCGCTCTCGGGGGCCACGCAGGCGGTCGCGGCGGGGATCGCAACGGCTGCCATCGTCCCCGCCGCGTCCCTCCCGGCCAGCTATCAGGTCGCCTGGTCCGCGAGTTGGGTGACGGGCGGCGATGTGGTCAACAAGACGGCGGGCGGATTCACGATCAACTTCGCCAACCCCGCGCCGCCGGGCGGTGGCAATGTCGATTGGTTCGTGTTCACACCGACTGTGGGCACCGTCTCGCTCGCGGACTATCTCGACGAGCTCAACGATCTCCTGCACGACCCGAACAATCGCTTCTGGAGCAACACGAATCCGCAGCAGAAGGCGAATTACATCAACCGGGCGATCCGACGCCGCGACATTGACACGGGCGCCAACCGGCAACTCCTGACCTTCGTGCTCACGCCCGGGACCGGCACCTACACGCTCGCCCAGGTCGGCAACGGGCAGGCGTTCGATCTGTATTCGATTAATCTCTTTTTCGGGGCGACGCGCATCCTTTTGCAGAACCTCCCGAAGACCGAACTGGACATGAAATATCGCCCGTGGACGACCTACACCGCGATCCCCGAGGCGTTCGCGCGCTTCGGCCCCTCCACGGTGATCTTCGGGCCGACACCGAACACGGCGTTCACGACTGAATGGGATTGCGCGGTCTACTCCTCGCCGCTCATCAACCTCACCGACACCGACGTGCTGCCGTATCCCTACACGCAGCCGGTGCCGTACTACGCCGCGTATCTCGCGAAGATGAACATGCAGAAGGACGACGAGGCGCAAGAGTTCCTGACGCGCTACGAGCAGCAGTTGGGGATCGCGACCAATGCGCGCGTGGGCCGGGTGCCGAATCAGTACACCGGCTTGCAGATGATGCGATGAGGGGGCTCGCCGAGCACGGCCTGTCCGGAATTGAACCGACGCCCGGGCCTTCCGATGATCTTTCGGTTCTCGGCGAGCCGGTGACATCCTAGCATGGGCGGCCGGGCCGGGCAGCGGAAACCGCCCCAGCAAAAGACCGTCCAGTTTCGCCAGTGGAAAGGCGTCAACCTCACGGACTCCCGCGTCGCCATCGGGGATGACGAGTTCGCCTGGCTCGAGAACGCGATGACCATCGGCGCGGGCGCGATTCAGATTCTCAACGGCCCCGGGGCACCCATCGCCACGTTCGCCCAAGGCATCTCCACGCTCTGGGGCCTGACCCTCAACGGTTCGCCGATCTTCATCGTCGTCGGGCTGGACGGGTCGCTCACCCAACTCACGGTCGGCGGCGTCGCGACGGTGATCTCGGGGGCCGGTGCGGTGACGGCGGGGGCGGGCGCCTGTCATGTCACGGTCTGGCGCGGGACGACGGTCCTGATCCTCGATCCCAACACGGGCTATATGTCCTGGGACGGGGCGACCTTCACGGTGATCGACGCCGCGCAGACCGGCACCGCCCTCGCGGTCTTTCAGGGGCGCGCAGTCGTCGTGAGCGGGCGCACGATCAAGCTCACCTCGCCCAACACCTTCAACGACTTCAACCCGACGAACGGCGCGACCAGCACCGTGCTCTCGGATGAAGCCTTTCCCGGCAACATCAACGCGGCGGTGTCGGCCCTGGAGCAGTTGTGGCTCGTCGGCGACGGCGCGGTCGAGGCGCTGGCGAACATCGTGACGACGACCGGGCCTACGGTGACGACCTTCTCCCTGACGAACATCGTGACCAACCTCGGGTCGAATGCCCAGCACTCGGTCACCGGCTACTTCCGGGCGCTCGCGTTCCTGGCCCCGTTCGGGGCCTACGCGCTCTCGGGGGTCACGCCACAGAAGATCAGCGAAAAGCTCGATGGGCTGTTCCCGAATATCGTCATCAACCATCAGGAGGCGTCGGCGGCGGTCGCCGTCGTGCAGAACCTCCTCTGCCTGATCTTCCGCGTGACGTACACGGGGCAGTCCTCCATCGCGGGGCCGGGACCGATCCCGCTCCTCCTCCTGTTCACGGGCGGGAAGTGGTGCTTCGCGTCGCAGGGCGCCGTGACCTGGATCACCGATGTGCTCGTGAATGGGCAGGCGCAGGCGTGGGCCACAGACGGCACGCACGTCTTTCAGTTGTTCGGGGCGCCCGCATCGCAGGCCGTCCCGTACAAGGTGCAATGGCGCCTCTCGGACTTCGGGCTGGCGACGACCGTCAAGACCGTGCTGGCGAGCGGCCTGGAGTTTCAGGCGTCCTTCCCGGTCTCCCCACAAATGGTCATCGAGAACGAGACGAGCGCGACCGAGGTGGCAAACCTCCAGACCACGGCGCCGATCACCTGGGTGAACGCGGCGGGCCAGGTCATCTCGTGGGCGAACAACGCGGGGCAGCCCATCGCGTGGGCCGGTCAGGGTATGATACTCAGCCGGGAGGTGTCCAATATGTGGGGGCATTACATCGGCTTCACGATTACAGGGAATGACCCGCCCTACTTGATCCAAGCCGTGCAGCTCCAGTACACCAAGACCCCCGACGAGGACTGGATCACGCCATGATTACGCCCGAGCAGGCACAGAACGATATGCTCGCGTACACGAGGGCCGAGCATGCGCGGGCCCTGAAAAAGGCGGTCGCGCTGGCGATGCAACATGAGCGCGAGGCGTGCGCGAACATCGCTCGGTCTCGTGCCATCGGCCTAGGACTTCTATGTCCTGATACGGATGAGACGCGGAGTAGGATCGCCGAAGCTCAAGTGATTGAGCGTGATATCCGGGCTCGGACACGATGACCCGCTACCTCGCCCTCGCGCTTATCATCATCTCGGCGGGATGTGCGCCGACCACTCGGCAGCAGGAGACACGGTGGTATAGCTGCGTGCTCACCAAGGCTCCGGACTTCTTGCCCATCCCCGGAATCGCGTGCGAATGCTCAGAGACGCAGATGCGCTGCTGGGATCTGGAGGAGAAGTCCCCATGAGGCGCTACGTTGCTCTCGCCCTCGCGCTCCTGATCCTCCTCCCGGTGGCCGCCGAGTCTACCGGCACGCTGACGATCCCGGTCGTCTTCGGCAACCTCGCGGGTCCGTCCACGCAGAACCTCTCGCTCTTTGACACGACCTTCAACGCCGTGCGGGACTACATCAACAATCGGGAGATCACGCAAGACCTCTCGGCGAATCGCCCGGCCGCCGGGGTCAAGGGCCGATGGTACTTCGCCACCAATCTGAACGGCGGCACCCTCTACAACGACACCGGCTCCGCGTGGACGCAGGTCGCGGGCTCCGTGCAAGGCGCCCTCGCGGAGCAGTTCACGGGGTTGACGCTCTCCAACGGCGTGACCAATCCGTCGTCCACCATCGGCATCGCGGCGGGGGGCGCGTCCAGCGACGACGCGACAATCACCGCGCGCGTGATGATGATCCTCCCCTCCGCGTTCACGAAAACCACGGCGACATGGGTGGCGGGCACGGCGGCGGGGTGTCTCGACACGGGCACCGTCGCCGCGAGCACATGGTACTCGGTCTTTCTGATCCAGCGCACCGACACCGGCAACGTGGACGTGCTGTGCAGCGCCAGCGCCACGGCGCCCGTGATGCCGACCAACTACACGAAGAAGCGGCGGCTGGGCTCGATCCTCACGGACGCGTCGGTCGCCATCAATTTCTTCACGCAGCGCGCGGTCTTCTGGTTCACGTGGGCCACGCCGAGCGCCCTCAACGTGAACCAGACGAATCCGGGGAGCCCGGCGGCGGCGGTCACGGCGACGGCGACAACCCCCAACGGCGTCGTGACGCAGGCGCTCTTGAACGTCTCGCTGGAGAACGGGTCCACCGCGAATCTGCCGATCTACATCTCCGCGCTCTCGGACGCGGACCTCGCCCCGAGCAACACCGCGACTCCGCTGACCACCGCCGCGCAGACCGGATTGGCGACGCCCGCGCACATGGGCGGCCAGACGTGGGTGTGGACGAACACCGCGCAGGCGTATCGCTTCCGCACGGTGGCATCGGGGGCTTCGGACGTGCTCCGGATCGTCACGGTGGGGTGGTACGACCCGTTGAGGAACTAGATGAGTAATAGTGACTGGTGGTCATCGGCGATCAGACCCTCAACGAAGCCGTTCACGGTCGCTGATCTGCGGAAGGCGATCGCCGAGGCCGATAGGGTCGCTGATCGGCCGAGCACCTATATCTGCGGAGTCGAGGAGTACGAGTTCTATAAGCGGCTCGGTCGGTTCGACGTCGTCGCTTGGATCAAGCACAAGACCGGCGCGACTGATGAGGAGATGACCAAAGTCCTTGATGAGCTGCTCTTCGGATGATCCTTAAGTGCCTGTTCTGGACCTTCTACCTCCTCTTGCGCTCGGGGCACCCGGACTTGGCGCACCCGGTCAATTTCTGGATCTCGCGCGGCACCTGCGAGCAAGCGCGCGCAGCCGTCGCTGACGTGGGCAAGACAAGCGAATGCGAGGAGCGCGGATTTACCACCGAGGAGCTGCTGGATCAGATGAAGGACGCGATGGAGAAGGGGCAGGAACGCTAATGGACGATCTCACGCGCCTGCACCTGATCGCGCAACTCGAACGGGACGAGGGCCGGAAGAACCGCGCCTATCAGGACTCACGCGGGGTCTGGACGGTCGGCGTCGGACACAACCTAGAATCCACGCCGCTGAGCGACCACGCCATCGACGTGATCCGGGACGATGACATTGCCGCCAAGGAGCGCGAGCTGGTCTCGGCCCTTCCGTGGCTGACGGGCCTCGACCCGGTGCGGTTCACAGTCCTGATGAACATGGCCTTCAACCTCGGCGTGGACGGGCTGCTCGGGTTTCACGACATGATTTCCGCGATCCGCGCCCAGAATTGGGAGCGCGCGGCGGATGCGATGCGGGACTCGAAATGGGCGAGGCAGGTCGGGGACCGGGCGATCCGGCTGGAACGGCATATGGTGAGCGGGACGTGGTGACTCTGGATCGCCTCGTTGCCCTCGCCGCGATCCTCTACTACGTCTCCGTCACGATCTTTTCAATCCTCGCCTGGTGGACGAGTCGCAAGGCGAAGATCGCCGCCGAGCACGCCACGCTGGTCGCGGGCGCGACGCACGCCGAGATCCAGAGCGTCAAGAACCTGATCAACGGCCACGACCGGGATGGGTGATAATGGTCGCGGGGGGAGACGACCATGAAGACCGTTCCTGGAATCGTGGCGCTGGTGCTCTTGGCGGGGTGCGCGACGACGAAACCATGTGTGTATGTTGCCGAGAATCCCGAGGGTGAGCGGTATCAGAACTGCGTGGATCTCAAGGCGTCGGACGCCAAGGCCCGGAGGCTTGGCGAGCATGATGACCGGGCCTTCTTCGGGGCGCTGGACACGTTGCTGCGTGGCGCGGGGAGCGTCAAATAGGGGGATAGGTGCCTGACGCCCTCGGAGTTCAGGATCAGGGGGTCACCCAAGAGGGCACGAGCCTCGACTACCTCGGGGTCCGATCTCCGACTGCGTTCCGGGGCCAGCCCGCCCTCCCCTCGGGCGCTGGACCCGCACCCGGAGGGGCCGCACCGCCCACCACAGCCATCGGCAGGGCCTTCCAGGGGCCGCTCCAGCCCCAAACGAGCGGCCCGGTAGGTGAGACTACCTTCGCCGACCTCGCCTCGCAACTCGGGGGCAATGAGGCGGGCTCAGCGGGGGGCTCCGCTGGCGACTTCGGGGGCGGTCCAGCCGCCGGTATCGGAGGGCCCGGTCTCGGGTCCTCGGTCGCGAGCCTCGGGGTCGGGCCAGAAGGCGGATTCGGGAGCGTTGGGGGGCACACCTTCGGCACGCCTAGCTCCCCCAGCGCCAATATCTCACTCGGTCCCCTCGGCAACCTGAGTGCCACGATCAGCCCGACCGGGAATACCGCGATCGACACCGTGTCGAATAGCGTCCTCGGTCAAGCGCTCAATCAAGGCGGCTTCAAGACCGGCCTCAATCTGATCGGGCTCGTCGCGCCCTCCCTCGTCGGCGCCCTCGGGCTCGCGAATGCCGTGATCTCGCTCCCAGCCGTCATCAACGGCTTCCTCAACGCCTTCGGGGTCCAGACCAACGACACGCAGATCGCGACCCTCTCGCAGGGCCTCGTGGACCCCGACCCGCAGATCGCCGAGCAGGCGCTTGGGCAACTCAACTCGTTGGCCGACGAGATTGCGGCGAATACGAGCAGTTTTGCCTTCTCCGCGCCTGGCACGAGCATCGGTCCCGGCGCCGGATATGGCGGCTCGACGTCCCTCGGGAGCGGATTCTCGATCGACTCGTCCGGGACCATCTCCAATGCCCTCGGGCAGCCGACAGGTCACTCCATGACACTCGGGGATCTCGCGCAATCAATCTTTGGCGGGCCTCAGGCGCCGACCATTTCACCGGATGTGGAGGCCGGGACCGGACAAGGGGCTACCGCGCCATCGGGCGAGGGCCAAGGTCAAGGCGGCGGGATGGCTGCGGAAGGCGCCTCCGGGCCGGGCGGACCCTACTGATGCTGGCGCCAAGCCTCCTCGCGTCCACGCCCTTCCGCAACCGTACCGCGTTCAACGATATGGTGGGGATTCTGGCGCTCTACCACGCGGCGCTCGCGCAGACGATCGCGCGGAACACGGGCACGGGAGTCAAGCTCCTGCCCATCGGGAATGCGAACGGCGGGGATGCGGCGTGGCTGGACGCCTTGACGAAGCAGACGCAGAGTGAGACCGACGCCCTGGGGATCGCAGGGCCGGGGAGCTATAGCGAGTTCGACCTTCGCGACCCGAGCGAGTTCGCGTCGTTCACCTTTATCGTGGCCGAGGATCTGGAGCGCATTCGCAAGGCGGCTGGACTATCATAGGGGGCGACTATGGCTGATGATTTCGGCTTCGGTGACATCGCGTCCTCGCTCTCGCTGACCGCCCCTGAGACGACCGGCCCGGCGTTCGGCGCGGGGCTCAACCTCGGCCCGGCAGCCACGTCAGGCTTCGACTTCAATGTACCTGATGTAAGTACACCGCAGCCGAGCGGCTTCGATGCGTTGACCTCTGGCGTGAAGGACGTGGCGGGCGGGATCGGCAAAGGCGTGAGCGGCGCGCTCCAGCCCGTCGCCGACGTCGCCAAGCCCCTCCTTCCCCTCGCCGGCCTCGCCACCGCTGGCATGGGCATCGCCTCCGGGATTCAGGGCGCGAGGACTGCGGCGGATCAGGCGGCGATTCAGAAGCGCGCCCAGCGGTTGCAGGAGCAGACGGCGGGGCAGACGGCGGCGGCGGCGGCTCCGCTCACGCAATTCGGCTCGCAACAATTGCAGCAGGCCGCAGGCGGGCAGATTCCTCCCGCGATCCAGGCGAAGATTGACGAGTGGAAACAAGGGGCGCTCGCGCAGGCGAAGGACTACATGGCGCGCTCGGGTCAGGGTAACTCGCAGGCGATGACGCAGTGGGCCGCGTATATTGAAGAGCAAGCAAAGGCAATGGAGGCTGCTTACTTGCAACAAGAGCAGAGCCTCGGAATTCAGGGCCTGACGAGTGGCGCTCAGGCCCTTGCGTCTTCTGGTGGGCAAGCGGGCAATATTGCCGCCGGGGCAACTCAGCAGCAGAGCTCCATCGACGCGCTGATGAATCAGACGAATCAGGTGTTGGCGAGGCTGACGGCCAGTGCCGCGTAGCGCCGTCTCCCGCAAGATCTCGACACTCGTGCGCGAGGGCACACCGCAACGGCAAGCGGTCGCGACCGCGCTCAACATGAAGCGCGCGGGGCGCCTGACGAAGCGCGGCGGGTATCGCAGAGTGGGGCGCCGTGGCCGAGACTGACACCGAAGCGCCCTACTACGTCACCAAGCCCGACGCCCCCGCGTCGTCGTTCTCCGACCTCGCGTCCAGCGCCGACCTTCCCGCGCTCCGGCTAAAGAACGAGCAGGAGATGGCGACGGCGAAAGCGGAGCGCGATAAAGCGCGCGCGACTGAGCGGACGCAGATGGAGACCGGGGCCGCCGCGCTCAAGCCGCAAGTCTCGGCGGTCGAGTCGGCGATGGGCCAGCGTGAGCAGTTGGCGCAAGGGCGCCCCGCGACGATCTCGCTCCCGCCCCCGCCGCCGCCACAATTGACAGATTTCCTCGCGCCCGTGCAGGGCGAGCAGCCCGAGAACACGATTATGAAGCTGCTGCAAAGCGTCGAGTTACTAGCGAGCGGCTTCACGGGTCTGCGACGCGGCAATGCCTCCACCGCCCTCGCATCACTCCAGGGCGCATTCAAGGGTTGGAACGAAGGCGTTCGCGATAGCGCGGATCGGCACTTTAAGGACTGGAAGGCGGCGACGGACAAGATGATCGCGGAGCATCGCGACCTCGTGCAGTCCTATCAGGCCATCATGGACGACGCGGATACCAACGTGGCGCAGAAGATGGAGCTATTGAAGCTGAAGGGGCTTGCGGCGGGGCATGACCTCGCGGTGAAGACGTTCGATCGGCAGAACTTCGATGAGGACGTGAAGGAGTTGGAGAAGTATCGCGACCACATCGACAAGGTGCAGGAACATCGGGACAAACTCGTGCAGATGGCGGCCGAGAAGAAGCAGCACGAGGAGTTTCTGTTGCAACTGCGACGCGAGGCGCGCGAGCAACGACTTGCAGACCAGAAGGCGGCAGTCAATGCGGCGATGCCCGACGAGATGTCGCTCAAGGTCATGGGGAAGGATTGGTTTGTCGATGGCAAGATGCCGTCGATCGGTCAGGGTCGCGGGGGCGCGGCCGTCGCGGTGCGAACGGCCGTCGTGAAGGCAGGCATTCAGTGGGCGCAGGACATGGGCATCGACCCGATGTCCTCTCAAACTGTGCGAGCGGAAGTCGCCTCGACGCGGAAGGCGCTGGACACGGTGCGCCGGAACAATGCGACGCAAGAGACGGCGATCAAACGCCTGGATAGCCATCTCGATCAGCTTGTGAAGCTGTCGGATATGGTGCCGCGCTCGGAGATCCCGGCGATCAATGCCGCCATCCTGAAAGGCGAGCGCGATTACAAGGGATCGCCCGAGGCGGCGGCCTATGTCTTCCAGGCTCTTGAGGCGGCGATGGAGCAGGCGCGCGTCCAAGTTCCCGGAGGCTCGCAAGGGGATCAGGCGTCACGCGAAGAAGTCCGGAAGTCGGTCACGCCGCAGTTGAATCCCGCGCAAATCAAGGCCGTCGCGACGCAGATGCGCCAGAACGCCCAGCGGAGTATCGAGGCGAACCGCACCGAGGAGCGTCGGCTCTTGGGCGAACTCGATACCTTTGGCGGGCGCATTCAGGGACCGCCGACCCCGCCGCCGCCTGAGAGCACCGATCCCAACGACCCGCTCGGCATTCTCGCCAAGCCTGAGAAGAAATAGATGGCTGACAAGTCGCAGATACCAGATCGGATCGAGACGTTGGCGCACGTCCGCGCGATGTATCCGCAGTATCAGGACATGCCGGATCTGGAGCTCGGCAACGCGCTCGCGGCGAAGTATCCGCAGTACGAATTTCTCAAGGCTGAGGTGCCTCGTGGCGAGGGCGACAAGGTGATGGGACCCTCGACGCCTGAGAGCACGCAAGCGGCTCTCTTGAATCCCGGCCAGCCCAAGCCGCTCGACGTGGTGCAGCGCGTTGGGAATGCCGTCCTGCCGCCGCTCGTGACCGCGCCGACGATTGCGGCGGGCGGCGAACTCCTTCCCGCCGCGCCAGCAGTCGGACGCGCCCTGACCTCGGGCCTCCTCGGTGGGGCGCGAGGTGCAAGTCAGGGCAAGGGGCCAAGCGGGATCGCGTGGGATGCGTTCGTGGACGCGCTCGTGGGGGGTGCGACTGAGGCCGGAACGGCCCTGGCCACGCGGCTCCGAATTCCGTATCTCACGCGAGAGGGGTTGAAGGGGACGCCGAGCCTCAAGGATCTCGGCGAGAAGGTGCCGGGGGCAGCGAAAGGGTACGCAGGTGGGACGCAATCCCTCGACACTGCGCTAAATGCGATCCGCGACCGGCTTCCCAAGGCGAAGTGGCTCAACGTCCCGACCATCAGCGACAAGCGGTTGACGATTGACGAGGCGGTCGCGGGCCTGAAGAAACTGACCGGCGATGACTTCAAGCAGGCGCGCGGCGAGGTGGTCTCCGAACTGACCCGGCTCGACATGCAGCGGGGCGTCAAGGGGATGCGGGGGCCGACCCCCTACGCAGGTCAAGCGTTCAATATGCGCGCGACCCCGGAACGATTCGTGTACAAGGGCACCCCCACTGAGCGGGCGGCGACCAAGGTGCTAGAGATGACCCGGAGTCCGGGCATGCGGGCCGGGCTCGAAGCGGAAGGCACCGCCGAGAGCGTCGCGCCGGGCGTCCCGAATGCGCTCCTGCCGATCCTCGGCGCGGAAGGCTCGACCCTCGCCGATCTCGCGAGGCACGCTCGGTGAGTGACAACACCCTCGAAAGTATGCTAGAACAGCGAATTAAAGACCTCTTGACCATGTGCACGGAGCCCAAGGACCTGACGCCCGCTGTCAAGGCGGCCATCGAGTTCTGGGAAAAGCGGTATGCGTCCAAGCAGGATGAGGTCTGGGGCGCCGCGCTGAACGAGGCGAAGAAGTGAGACAGGCCGCCGAGTGGATCGCGTGGGCGCTGTTCGTGGCGGCCCTGGTCACGGCGATCGGGATGATCCTCGCCAACTTGTGGAGAGACGATGGACCCTGAAGACCTGATTAAGAACGAGGGGCCGAAGGTGCTGGCGCAGATCGTCGTCTCTCTCGTGGAGATCGCGCCGGGCCAGACCGGGACGAAGGTCGAGCAGAATTGCCCCGACGAGATCACCTCGCGCGGACTCTACGACAAGGGCGGGGAGATTCTGCGGTTGCAGTGGCAGCAGCAGGCGGCACCGCGCGTCGTGCCGGGTAACGGGCTAAATCATCTGCCAGACGGGCTGAGGAGATACCTCAAGCGTGGATAACGACCGCTACGCGCCACAGGGCGATGTGACGCTCCCGCCGCGCCTGGAGCCCGTGACCGTCCTCCGCATGTCCCTCGACGTGCTGGCGACGCGGGTGTTTCGGTGGCTCACGGCGGCGGGGGCGTTCAGCCTGTTCGCGTGGGTGTGCGCCCGGCCGGAGTGGATCCGGTTTGCGGCTGCATGCGTGTTTACGCTCGCCGTCCACGTGCCGACGTGGTGGGGCGAGCGAAAGAGGAGATAGGTCATGCCAAGAGGACGCGCGAAGGAGCCAGGGTTTCGTCGCTTGCCCGGTGTCGTCAACCGCCCCGGCGAGACCGGCCCGAATCTGAGCGACGTGGACAATGATCGCGGCGCGCTCTGCTACGTCCCACGCGACCCGCTCAATCGGTGCCAGGATTTCGGCAGCCCGACCACGGGGCGCGGATCACTCGCCTCCCCGTCGCGCGCGGACTTCACCTTGGGCGCGCCGCAGTCCTCGGGCAGTATTCGCGACAAGCGCGTCCTCCCCGAGAATCACCTTGACGGGTCTCTGAATACGGCGGCCGGGCTCGGGACCCCGAAGATGACGCAGCAGAAGGCGGGGGCACGCGAAGGGATCGAGCGGAGTGGGGGATGACGCGCGACGAAGCATTCGTCGTATCCTTCTACAATCTGCACCGGGAGACTGATCGCGAGTGCCGAGCGATTGTCGAGAACGTAAGGCGTCCCGGTGAGATTCCGGCCGAGAAGATGCTGATGGGGTGCCCCATCAATACGCTGTACCTTCAGATGGCATTCGGGAGGATCTGATGGGCGACCTTCCGACCCCCACCAAGGTCGAGCAGTTCAACTCGCTGATCCGGGGCGGGGTGCTGTCGGTGCTCACGGTCGCCTTTGGCTGGAAATTCCTCGACGGCACGGTGTCCACCGATGCCTTCATTTCGATCTACGCGGGCGTGCTCGGCTGGTGGTTCGCCACGCGCGGGCAAACGCCCCAGCCGAGCGTCACGACCACCACGCCGAGCGCGACGACGACCGCGACCGTGGAGACGAAGCCATGAGCACCGAGACCGAGCCGTTCTCCGTGGTCGTGCGGGGGCGTTACACGCCCGGAGGCCCCGACTACACCGATGGGGAGGCCTTGGTGATCTGGAAATCGACCCGCTCCGAGAAGCGGTTGGCGGAGCTCGAAGTCATGCGCGCCATCTTTCTGGAATGGTACGAGCGGACCAAAGTGGAGCTTGGCTCGTGATTAAGCCCCAGAACCGCGCGGACGGGATCGTGGTGTGGGAGAACGTCGGGCAGGACGATGAGTGCGAGTGGCAGCACGGGCGCCACGGCACGGTCTGGGTGCAGATCGTGTGCGAGATGCCCTCGACCATCGTGGAGATGCAGGGCACGCTCGATCCGAGTCAGGGCGCGGTGCGCCTGGAGCGAGTGCGGGGATTGCAGCCGCTGACGTCCATGAACGCGCCAGCGCTCGTGCGCCCGCGCGTCGTGATCGGCAGCGCGACCGTCTTGATGCAGAGGTAGGCCATGAACGAATTGAGCGATAGCTACGACGCGCTGAAAGCCCTCGCGCCCGCCGCCCAGCAACTCCTCGATCTTCTCGGCATCGTGGAGCACGCGCTGATGATCGAGGCCGACGTGCCGGCGCTGGAGGCGAAGAAGGCGGCGCTGACGGCGGACATCGCCAAGCTCAAGGACGCCTACGTGGTCGCCTACGCCGAGGGGGTGAAGGCGCAGCAGGACGTGCTCGCGGAGTTGGAGCAGGTGAAGGCGCTCCGGACGGCTGAGATGCAGGGGTTGGAGAAGGATAAGATGGCGCGAGAGGCGGAACGCTCGTCGGGGCGTAAGGCGCTCGACGCCGACATGCAGGCCGCCACGGGCGCGCACCACGCGCGCCTCCTCGAGCTCCAGGCGACCCGCCAGAAGATCCAGGACGAGATCGCCGCGCTCCAGGCGCACTATGACAATCTCGCCGCAAGCCTGAAGGCTGTCGTCGCCGCCGTTCCCATCGTGTAGCCCATGCCGATCAAGCGTGGGATGCCGGGATTCCGGGATAACCCGACCCCCGTCGCCTACGAAGAAGTGACCGGGATCACGAACGGGGCCGCCAAGGCGTTCGCCGCCATCCCCGATAAGTTCGATTTCGCGTGGATCGAAGTGGAGCGCGGCGAGATCCGGATTCGCCTGGACGGGCCGGCGCCCACGGTCACGGTCGGCCATCTCCTCGAGCCCGGCCAATCCGATGTATTCGGCGCGAAGGAAGTCCGGGGGCTCCAGGCCATCGCCACGACCGCGAGTAATGCGACCCTGCGGGCGACCTATTACCGGGAGCTGGTGGCGTGACCCGTACGCGCGCGACGGTCCTCGTCACCATCCTCTTGCTGACCGTCTTCGCGTCGCAGACCTTGGGCCAGCCCGCGCAGGGCTTCGGTCCCACCTTCGACCCGGTGAACTCGGCACTCCGCGTCAACATCGTCGCGGGGGGCGCGGGCGGGGGCAACGTCAATGTGATCTCCTCGGTCCTCCCCACGGGCGCGGCCACCGATGTCTCCGTGCAGAACGTCGAGGCGGCGATCCGCGAGCCCTTGGCCGTCTTCAATACGGCGATGCCCTTCTCGGGCGTCGCGGTGGGCGCGCTCGATCCCAACGGTCTGATCGCCTCACTGACCGTCTCCAGCACGGGGCGCCTTGGGGTCACGTGCGACAACTGCTCCTCCTCCGCGGCAAACTTCGGGACGGTCTATCCGGCGAACGGCGGGGCGATCGGCTATAAGGACGCGCTCGGCGCCTTCGCGAGCGTGACGGGCTCCAACGGAGGACTCAATGTCAACGTACTCTCGGGTGGCGGTGGGAGTTCGGCGTTTGGGACCGCGTTTCCTTCCCAGGGGGTATCAGGTGGGTATCGCGATGCCCTCGGCGCCTTCGCCTCCTTCACCGGAGCCAACGGTAAGCAGAACGTCATCGTCGGCAATGAGTCCACCCTCGTCGCCACCGCCAATCAAGGCGCCAGTGCGACCACCGCCAACGCCTGGCCGTTCGTGACGGTGACGGATGCGGGGATCATGGTCCGACCCGGTGACGACACGAACAAGGCCATGCGGGTCAACGTGGTCGCGGGCGGGACGACCAACTCCTCCTTCGGCGTGACGTTCCCGACGACGGGCATCGCGGCTGGGTACAAGGACGGCAACGGCTCGTTTGCTTCCTTCACGGGCGCGAACGGGCGACAGAATGTGATCGTGGGCGCGGACTCGACCTTGATCGCCACGGCGAACCAAGGGGCCAGCTCGAGCACGGCGAATGCGTGGCCCATCATCAACGTGGACGACTCGGGGAACATGGTTCGCGCGGGCGATGCGACCAACAAGGCGTTGCGCGTGAACGTGGTGGCGGGCGGGACCACGGGCACGACCTACGGGTCCGCCGCGCCGACCCAGGGAACCGGCATCGGGTACAAGGACGCGAATGGGGCGTTTGCGAGCCTCACCGGGTCGAATGGGGCGATCGGCTCCGTGCGGTACGACAGCTCGGGGCAGCAGCTCGGGGCGAAGCTCCCCGGTGCCAACAACGTCGCGGTCCAGGTGAATCAGCAGCCGCAACTCCAGGCGCTCGCGAAGCCGACGCTCTCGCAGTTGACCGCCGACAATCGCTCGGTGCGCTCCGGCGTCGGGTCGCCCGCGTGGGGCGCGGGGCAGATCATGGCGATGCTGACGGACGGCCAGCATAGCCCGTCGATCAGTCCGGCGAATCGGGCGCCCGCGCCCACGGACTCGGCGCTCGTGGTCACGCAGTCGCCCCTCCCGTCGCTGCAGTGCCCGAACACGACGCCGATCTCCCAGACCGCCTCGACGACGCTCATCAATGGCGTCGCCGGGAAGACGACGATGATCTGCACGCTCTCGATCAACGCGCGGGATACCGCCGTGCGGATCTCCGTCATCGAGGGCACGGGGACCACGTGCGGCACGAATCCCCTTGGGATCATCGGCGGCACCTCGGCGTCCTATGGGCTCTCGGCGACGGGCGGCTTTCATGGCGTCAGTGATCGGATTACCATCCCGAGCATGGTGCCGGGCGACAATATCTGTCTGATTCAAGACGCGGCCGTGAACGTCTCAGGACTGATAACATGGGGCCAATATTGAAGGAGGGGTGTATGCGCGCTGTGTGGGGTCTCGTGCTTCTCTTGCTGGCGGCGCCCGCCTACGCGCAGGCGCCCGTCCAGTCGGTGCCGTCAGAGTTGCGCGCCTCGCAGGTGTGCGCGGACTCGCGCTCGGCGGCGGCGGCGGCTGGCTCGGTGTCGCTGACGCCGCCCTCGGGGAACTTCCTCTACATCAATAGTATTGAGATCAACGCAGCGGCCTCGACGGCGGCGGCGGCCACGCTCGGCACGCCCGCGAGCGCGACCACCACGAATATCCCCGGCACGCCGACGATGGGCGCGTTTCCGATCCAGACGCAGGCGGCGGGCGTGAAGATCGGCGACTTCTTCTACGCGCTCAGTGGCAACGGGTTGAAGTCGAGCGCACCGGGGACGGCCGTCACGATCACGACCCCAGCCATCACGGGCGTCGCGTGGCATATCTCCCTGTGTGGGTACTACGCGCCATGAAGCAAGACAAGAACGTCGCCGCCGATGTATTCCAAGGAGTGGCGATCGGCGCAGTTATCGTCGCGCTCGTGTTGTACATCCTCGTACGTCTCGCTCACGCTCAAGCCCCGGTCCAGCAAGTCCCGACCGAGCTTCGGGCGTCGCAGGTGTGCGCCGAGGCTCGGGGGACGGGGGCCCAAACGGTCACCCTCACGCCGCCGGCCGGGATGTTCGTCTATCTCAATTCGCTGGAGGCGAACGCCTTCGCCCAGGGGGGCTCTGTCGGCATTTCAACGCCAGCGTCGCTCACGTCTACTAATCTGCCGAACTCGCCGACGTTCGGGATGTTCGCGGGCACGAGCAACCTCGTCAACACGGCGGGGACGCAGATGGGGAGTTACTTCGGGTCGTTCTCCGGAAACGGGATGAAGGCGGCGGCGGCAGGCGTGGCCGTCACGGTCGTCGCGCCGTCGGTGACCAATATGGGGTGGCATCTCGCGCTCTGCGGGTATTTCGCGCCATGATCTGGCGTCTCCTCCTCGCGCTGACGGTGATCGGGATGCTCTCGGGTGGCGCCGATGCCACTGTGTTCTTCGATGAGAACTTCGAGACAGCGGTCGTCCCATTCACGCCGCCCTCGGGCTGGACATTACGGACGAACAACTTTCCCGATGGCGTCGATCATTGCGTGATCTCGACGGAACAGGCTCACTCGGGCACGAAGTCGGTGAAGTTCACGTACTCGAATACCGACGCCTCGCAAGACAACTTCGACGCCTGCGATATGTCGAAGGGCAATCAGCAGTCGGCCGGGGATTTGACGGCGCTCCCGCATGTGACCGAGATGTACTTCCGGGCCTGGCGCTACACGATTAATTACTTTCCGTCCCCGGTCAATGGGCACTCGAAGATGATGTACATCAAGAATTTCTCGCCCTCGACGGGGACCGGCGCCTTTCCAGAGTTCATCCCCGAAAACCTCGGCAACCGACTCGCACACACGGGTACGGTTGACTCTTACGCCTGCTATTCAAGCAACATCGTCGGCGGGGTTCAGGTGGGCGGCGCCTACACAACAAATTGGTTCAATGACTGTGAGCCGTTCGCCGGAGACGGTGGGCTGGCGGTCCCGATCCCCGATAATTCGTGGCACTGCCTAGAGTATCATTACAAGCTCAACACCCCGGGCGTGCGGGATGGCGTGATCCAATCCTGGATTGATGGCGCGCTCCAGATCAACCTTCAGAACCTGGAAACGCGCGCGCCGACGACCACGGGCAGTAACTTTGCCGATGCTACGTTCGGCGGGTTCATGCTGTATCGGCAGTCGGCGGCTCAGGGCTCGATCATCTACTGGGACGATCCGGCAGCGGGCGATACGCGGATCGGATGTGCTGGAACGGCGGCTACCCCCGGAACTCCGGCCAATCTGACCATCTCCTGGCTGACCACGACGATCTTGCGCTGGTTTGGTGTGGGCTCTGTTCCGAGGTGGTTCGCGGCCGCTGTATGACGCGCCTGATACGCCGTGGCGTGCTCCTCCTGGTGGCGCTCGCGATCCTGCGCGCGTCCCCCGTGGAGGCCGCCGTCTCATTCGACGCATTCGGTAACGGGGTCCAGTCGGCCAATCCCGCCTCGCCGTTCACCTATTCGATCACGCTCGGTGCGGGCACCAAGGGCGTGATCGTGCATATCCTGATCTCGGATCAGACGCTTGGGTCCATGCCGACCATCAATTCGGTGTCGGTCGGATCAACGGGGCTCGCGCTGATTGCTGGATCAACGGCGGATAGCGTGGACACGCTGCTTCACGCCGAGAGCTGGGGAGGGTCGACCGCGCTCGTCGGCGCCCAGACCGTCTCGATCGCCTTTACCGTGCATGGCGGCGGTACTTACATCATGGAGTCTGGCGCGATCAGCGCGACGGGTGTCGATACGACGACGCCGGTCAATCACGGGAATGCCGTCAGCGGAGGGTCGGGCGGCACGGTCTCGCTGTCTATCACCAGCGCGGCCGGGGATCTGTCGGCGACGTCCTTCATGGGCTTCAACGGGACCGGCACCCCCACGACCAATCAGACGGGGCTGTGGACCGACTCAGTCTTTAACCCGACCGGGGGCGACCGAGGCCCCGGCACGGCGAATCCAACGCATACGTGGACGACGGGCGGGCTGAATTGGGACAAATCGGTCATGACGGGCGCGAATTTCCAGGCGGCGGCGAGCGGCGACGTCACGCCGCCCACGACGCCCGGAGTCCCCTCGGTCTCGAATGTCACGTCCGCGTCGGCGGATCTTGCGTGGGCCGCCTCGACCGATAACGTCGGCGTCACCGCCTATGATCTCCAACGCGCGCTCGGCACCAATGCCTTCGTCCAGATCGCGACGCCGACGACGACTAGTTTTACTGATACGGGGCTGAGCGCCAGCACGCAGTACACGTGGCAGGTCCGGGCGCGGGATGCGGCGGGGAACACAAGCGCCTTTGCTACGAGTGCGTCCACGACCACGACCAACTCCACCACGCGCACGCTGCACTGGACGCCGACCGCGCCGTTCACGCAAGATGGATTCAACATCTATCGGTGCGTGACGACCACTCCCACGTGTACCCCGACGACGGTCGTCTATGCCACGGTTGGCGGGGCCTCGGTCTCGTACATTGACACGCTCTCCGGCAACCCGACGAGTTGTTATCAAGTCCAAGCGTCTCTTGCGGGCACGAACGGGAGCGGCCTCTCAAATATCGCCTGCGCCACCGGAGGCCCGATCTCCCTCACGATCACGAACGCCGGCACTGGCACCGGCACCACGATCCCGACCGGCACGACGACCTACGTCAATGGAACCGTCGTGAACCTCACGGCCACGCCCACGCCGACCTCGGACTTCGCGGGCTGGACGGGCGCCGCCGACTGTACTGATGGTTCGGTGACGATCACCTCGAGCACGATCTGCACCGCCACCTTCAACACACAACTCGGCGACTTCGCCTACCTCGGCAACCGTGGGGCGACCGCGACGAAGTCCCTGAGCAACGTCATCACCGCCACGCCGACCGCGACTGCGAACAAGAACAACCTCCTGATCGTGCGGGCGGTGACCGACAACCTCAGCACCACGAGCGGGCAGACGTCCGATCACGTGAAGATGGTCGATAGCCTCGGCAATCAATACGTGAAGCTCGGCGAGCAGACACGCTCCGGGGGCGCGGCGGGCAACGGGGTCACGGTCTCGCTCTGGGGCTCGCGCCCGTTCGCGTCGCTGACCTCTGCGAACACCGTCACGCTGACGCTCTCGGCGCCGACGATCGCCAGCTCGATCACACTCGAAGAATATGCGTTGAACGCGAGCACCACGTTCACGAACTCCTCCACCATCGGGACCAACGGCGCCTCGGCCTCCCCCTCAGCGGTGATGACGGGACTCAGTAACGTCGTGCGCCTGTTCCTCGGGGCATTGGGCGTCGAGGGTCCGTCCAGCACCACGTTTACCCAAGCGCCCAACTACGCCTCCGGGACGACGAGTAATGGCACCAACGGCGGGGCGAGCACAGCGAACGTGGCGAGCTTCTACGGTTCTCGGCGCTTCACCGGAACTGGCGATAGCTATGCGCCCGCGCTGGCGATCGGCACGACGCCGAATTGGGCACTACTCTTGTCCTCGCTTGCCACGGCGCCATCGGTCAACATTCATCCGCTGACCCTGAACAAGACTGGAGCTGGCACCGGGACGGTCACTGGGGCGGGTACCTACTATCAGGGCTCCGTCGTGCAGATCCAGGCGATCCCGGATCCCGCGTCCGCGTTCGCAGGCTGGACGACGACCTCGGGGAGTAACTGCACCGACCCCACGAATCCGACCGTAAACGTGACGCTGAACCTCGATACCGTGTGCCTCGCGTCCTTCAGCACGCCGAACGTGGCGCAGCCCAATCGCGTGTTGACGATCAACACCGCAGGCACAGGCGGCGGCACGACCACGGGCGCGGGCACCTACCCGGATGGCTCAGTGGTCACGATGACCGCTGCGCCCAATGCGGCCTCGTTCTTCGGGGGCTGGTCGCCGGCGGCGTGCTCGACGGGCACCGTGACGTTGACGGCTGACACGACCTGCACGGCGACCTTCACACTCCTGCCCACGGTGACGATGACGGCCACGGCCACCGGGAGCGGGCTCGGGACCGTGACGGGCTCGGGGTCGTTCATTCAAGGCGCGAATGCCATCATCACGGCGACCCCCAACGTGGGGTCCGTGTTCTCGGGCTGGAGCGGAAGCGCGGGGTGCTCGGGCACCACCTCGCCGCTGACGGTCCTGATGGACTCGGCGAAGTCCTGCGTGGCGACCTTTACCCTCGCGGGCTCGGGAGGGCCGACCGGGTTCATCGTCACGCAGTCGAATAAGCGGTGCCCGGTGTCCCTGGTCCTCGGGGTGACCTCGGGGGCATTGCCGATCACGGCCGTCACGTGGTATGTGGATGGGGTGCAGACCATCTCGACCACGCCGGGCGGCAAGCCCACGCAGACGACCGCGCCCTTTGTGTTCACGAAGACCCTCGTGCGGGACGGGGCAAGCGTGACCGCCAACGTGACGGACTCGGCGGGGGCGTCGGCGATCTTCGGGCCGAACGTAGTGGCGTGTCCGTGAGGCGCCTTGCCGAGCTCGTATGCCTCGTCGTCCTGTGGGTGGCCGTCGCCGCGCCCACCACCATCGACCGATTCTACGCGGTCGTCGAGATCACGCAGAACCTCTCCACGATGCAGAACAACATGCGGGCCAACGTGCAGATCATCCAGCACAGCGCGGAGACTCCGGGGCAACCGCTCTTTCAAGATTGGCCGAGGGTGCAGAAGGCAACGCAGGATCTCGGCACCGCCTTTCTCCAGCGTCTCGCGCTGAATCAGACGATCATGACGAACTTCCCGACTGAACTCTCAGCGGGCGCGACCGCGTTGGGGATCTTGCCATCGGACGTGACGGCCGTCCAGGCGCTCTTGGTCGATTGGTCCTCGCGGCTCGCCACGGCGACGATCACGAACCAGACGCAACTTGATGCAGGCGTGGCCGCAGTGCTGGCGAACGTTCCGGCCGCCATGTTGCCCTTCTGATGAGACGCCTCAGACTCGCGCTCGTTATTGTGCTCGCGTGGATCACGCCAGTCTATGCATTCGATATGTGCTTCGATTTCCGCAAGACGGCCGGATTCGTCACTGATCCGAGTTGCGGCGTTCCGGTGCTGCTCGACACTTACCCTACGACCTACACCAACGCCAATGGGGATAGTCTGAACGCGGGATGGCTCACCACGATTCCGGGTCACCCCGAGGATTCGGCGGCAGGAAACGATCCGCGCATCGCGGGTGACTACTTTCATGCAGCGGCTGAAAGCGCGAACCAGCAAACCTTTCAGGGTGATTTAAGCAGCGGATCGGCTCCTGGATCAGGAGCCTACACCATCGACCTCGCGGCGGGTGGGGCGGCGTTTGGGTATACCAGTACCTTCACGTTGCAAGACAGCGCAACCGTCCTCATCACGGGCACCGGCACGACCCTCGCGGCGGGCCATTTCGAGGATGCGACGGGGGCGGATGTTGCTGCCACAGTGAATTGGACGGGCACCACCGTCAACAAAACATTCGCGACGACGACAATGAAGCTCATCATGGGCGCAATCAACTTTAGTGCTATTGCCCACTTGCGCCTGACCAAGGCCGGTGGCGGCCCGCCGCCGCAACGCTCCCTCACCGGCGTTGGACTCTAGAGGGCACTGGTCTGGCACCTTGCGACACGGCATCACGACTGAGCCCATGTTGACGCGCCGGATCGAGCAAGCGATCCACCGCGCGGATGTACTAGAGCGCCAAGCCGCGAATCTGCGAGACTATGCGCAGGCGCTCATCCTCGTGCGTTGGCGACTCCAGCACCCGAAGGCGGTATGAGTTACTTCCTCTTGCTCGTGTGGATCTGCGCGGCACCGGGCTCGTGTGCCTGGGAGCTTCGTGGGCAGTATCGGACGCTCAACGAATGCGACAACGACCTGCATCTTCAGGTACGATACGGGGAATGCGTGCAGATGGTCGTCCCTGTGCCGGGGACGCCTGCGAAATGAACGACGACCACAGTGATCCGATCGACTACATCCTGTCGATCTGTTTCGCGTTCTGGTTGGGGGTCATCGGAGGGTTGATGATGAGTCTGGCGTTTCGATGAGGATCTTGTTGCTGGCCGGAGCCGCGCGTCGTCATCGGGCGCTGGCCGTCTCGATGAGGACCCTCGGGGACGTGGACTATGTGCAAGAGCAGCCTGGGCGGAGTTCGGCTCAGCGCGGCCCCGCATGGCACGCCTATATGGCGAAAATGGCCGAGGCTGAGGTGAAAGTGTTCGGTGATCCCCGCGATACCGCGACATATCGAGTGCCCTTCAATACGCTATCGGGACTCGGGATGAACTCGACCTACGACTACGTGCTCGTCAACGGCACGTCCTGGATACGCGAGCCTTTCGTCGATGACCTGATCGCCGCTCGCGCGATCAATCTGCACGCGGGTATCGCGCCGGAATATCGCGGCACCGCCTGTAACTTCTGGGCGGAGTACGACCATCGTCCGGATCTGGTGGGGACGACGCTGCACTATCTCGCGAAGGGCCTTGATACGGGACCAATCCTTGAGCGTGTCTTCTGGTGCCGCCGAAACGATCGTTCCTTTAATCCGCATCGTCCCGAGTGTGACCCGTGGACGAATAGCATGGAAGCGGTGCGCCAGGGCCACCGTCGCGTGGTCTCCATGCTGGCGCTCTGCCACGACTATCATCTCGATCTACCCCAGGGGCTACCACAGAACCGAGCGCATGAGCTGCGCTATACTCGGGCCAAAGACTTTACCGAAGAAGTCTGTCAAGAGTTTCTGAACCTCTGGACGGAGGTGCGCGCGTGAGTGAATATCTCAAAGGAAACTATCCGGTTGAAGGAGTGCCAACGCCACCAGAACCAACCACACCCGACAGCACTGACGAGTTCGAAAAGTTGTCGCTCGCGAAGCTCGGCGGCTCCATCTGCTTCGTGTCCATCAAGCGCGACGGCGATGGGAAGTTCATCTTCAAGGGCGACGACGAGCCGAAGTAGGTGGAAGCCTCGTACTCGCGGACCTCGCTGGACACGCTCTGGGACGAGCATCTTGCCTCGGCTGCTGAGCCTATCGAGGAGCGCGGCGCACTAGCGACTCTATTACGCTTCGCGTTTCCGAGTCGTGGTCGCATCATCGACGTCGGGAGCGGGCATGGCACCGTCGTCGCGTGGTTTAAGGCGCACCGACACGATGCGGTCGGCGTGGATCTCGTGGGGCCCGCGATGCGGATGGATGGTCGCTCGATTGAGTTCCCGAGTGGGTGGTTCGACGGCTATGTCTCGCTCGGCGTGTGGGAGCATGACGAGCGCGGACCCTATGCGTTTGCTTCGGAAGCTGCTCGGGTCGTGAGACCTGGCGGGCGTGTCGTCGTCTCGGTGCCGTATCTGAATCTGCGCCGCGTGTTCGCATGGAATCACGAGAAGGCTGGCGTGTTTTATCAATACGCATTCGGGCGACGCGAGTTTTGTCAGATCCTTGACGCCGCTGGATTTCGCGTGCTCAGGGTCGCCTATCTCGGCACGAGTCATCCGACTGTGAAAGCGATGAGCCCAAGCACACGACAGCGCTGGCGCTGGATCAAGCGCGTGCCGTGGTTCAATGTGCTCGCTGGGCGGATGCTCGTGGTCGTGGCTGAACGTCGCGGGCCGTCGATGGTGCACGGCCGACTGCATGATGCGAGGATGGCTGAGGATCACCGGTGACCAAAGCCCGAGACGCGATAGCGCCGCCACCATTCAAAGACGCTCATGGGACTGTCATGGCGTATATAGACGACGACGGCGATCTGTTCCTGTACGGTGATTATGAGTACATCCCTAAAGAATACCTTCTTGCTTTCGCACTATGGGTGTTGGAGGGGGTGGCGTGACCCTTCTCTGT